CTGCTCCTTCCTTAACTTGCACTTTCCACGCGGCTTCCGCCACACGTCAATGGCCCCCCACAACTTCGGGTGCAGCCTCCTAGGGAATACCTTCTCGTAAATGCCCTCAATCAGCGCCCAGCTCTCAGCTGAGTGCGTTGCATCGAAGGCAGAGTAGTCCGCAAAGAAGAAACTCTGGAAGTTCTCCACAGTCCTCAACCACTCATCTAGCTTCTCCGGGGTCGTTGATCCGTAGAAAATCCAATGACTTGGCCCCCAAATCTTCTTGAGGTGTGTGGTTAAGACTTTCAGGTAAGGGCCCGCGTCCAGGTGGGTCTCATCGTGAGGCGCCTGGATCAGCCTGGCGACATACTGCGCGTCGCGGGCCATTGGCACCCCGCCCACCACCTTGAACCACGGCAACTTCTCCTTCTTCACGAAGGCTGAGATCTTACCGTAATCATCACTGTTTCCTCCTCTCTCCTTGCGGCGCTTCTTCACCCTAATCAGCTCGTGCCGTCTGCGGCTGTTTGAATAACTCAGTATCCACTCCCAGGTCCTCATTCGGGTCAGTTCCTCTTCAAAAAACCTTGGAAGCATGAATTCTGTCAACCCCTCCAGCCGCTTGAAACACCTCTGGCTCGGCTTCAACTTGTCCACTTTCTTGAAAATCCTAAAGAGAATTGCCTCTAACAGCGGTCGAGCCCCCCCGCTGCTTACAAAAGGATACGCCCCGTTGAGGCCGATCCCAATGAGCCGTGGCCCTTTTCCGACCAACGGCTTCCACCGTAGCACTTCCTGGAGGTTTGCGTCAGGGGGACCCCTCACCGTCACCTCATTCGTCGCCCACGTCTCCGTCCCCTCCTTAAGGGGTGGGTGCCGAGTGGGCAAGTTGACCACCCCCGGATAGCGGACTTGCACCACCCAGGAGCAGACGTGCGAGCCCTCACGGATAGCTTTCACCAATGGGTCTCCCTCCCTCGTTGAGCTACACGCCGGGCAAATCCTACCCGGCATGCGGCTGGAGCTTTTCCCCCCACAAGAGAAGCAGACACATGGTCGCATTCTTCCGGCAATCTGCGTTCCGTCCATCACATACAACGTACTGCTGACTGCCTTTGCATCAAATTTCCGCTCTGGCTTCTTGTACTGACGGTTGTACAGTTTTGTTGCCGCGTGGATCTTATCTAATTCAGATTGCATCTTCATCGTCTTGTAATACTGCAAGGTCGTGGTTATCTCTTCGTCATACTGCCGGATGTTTTGGGCCAAATCCGACACTGGGCAGCACATGCACAGAATGCGCCTTTGCCACCTTCGCCAGAACGGCTCGTAATCCAGCGGGTCCTTCACCACAACTCTCCTCAGTATGTTTCCCTCCTGTTTGAGTACGAAGTCCCACCTCCCGACGCGAATCCGATCGCCGTCGAGCAGGACCTCCCTCTTGTCCAGGCCGCGATACA